AGTGTTCGTTCCTACAGCGATTACGGCGGACAGCGCGTTTACCTCCGCAATGGCGCAAGCTGCCAACATGACAGCCGCGCATGAAATTGACAGCCTGCGCATGACGTTACCCTTTCCTTTACTCGGTAATCGGCCACGCCGGGATGACGTAAGTCGCGCCGCCGATTGTCACGTTAATGTAGACCGGGACTTCTTTGCCCGCATCGGCTGCCGTCGGAGCATTCGCCATAGTCAGCGTGATCGCGCCGGGTGTATTCGTTGCCACCAGCACAGGAGCCGCTGTAAACGTAGCAACGCCCGTAACGGCCAAAGTGCCGCCGACCGTTGCGTTAGTGTTTACCGCGATGCCGTCGTTCACCGTCAGGCTTCCGACAGTTACAGCAGCCGTTGCCGCGTTAGTGCCGATGGTAGTTTCAAGCACCGCGATACGCGTTTCAGCGTCCGTCGCGTTTGCCTCCAGATGCGTTTCAAGCTGGCGCGGGTCTCTTACCTCGCGCTGTGAAAACGCCACCTTCTGCGCACTCTCAACCGCACCGCCAACGAGCAGAGCGGCAATCAATGTCAAAAACTGTTTCATTTTCAATCTCCATTTGCGGGCTGGTTACGCCTTGCGACTGCCGCAACAATCGCAAGGCGTTCTACTTGTCCCGTTAGGCAATGACCGGCTCGTCACTGCGAACCGCATCCGTCACGACAATCGGGATACCGTCGATCTCGGTCGGGCGAGGCGCGGGCGAACCGGTCGGGCTCGTCGCCGTGCGCGATTCACGCAAAAGCTTGAGGGCTTTGCGGTTCATCACGATCACGTTAGGCGGTGCGGACGACGGGAACAGCGAAAGCCCGTTGTACATGTCGTCGTCAGTCAGCTTGGTCTCGATGTTGCAGATGCGAGCAGCAGAGTATTTGCCGCCCAACTGCAAGCCGCCCCAACCGGTCACAGGCACGAACAGCGCGGGGTAAAACTGACCGGCAGCAAGCGCGGTCGTGTCAGCCGCTTTCTGTATCACGGTCGGCTCGTCATCAACCACAAACCGCCCTTCGTTGCCGAGCACGAAAGACACGTCGTCTTGACCGTGACGCAGCAACCATACCGAGGTTTGCGAATCGCCAGTTGACCCGGCTGTCGCGGCGGCGATAACCATGTCATCCGCCGTCCCGTCAAGGTCTGTACTGTCCGCCAGTCCGGCGAAACCAGCCGCATCCGACAAATACCCGTTTCCGGTCTGCTGCGCAGTGCCGTAGATCACCTGACGCTCCAGCGTAAACATGAGCGTACGCATAGTGCGCATAAGCTCCAGTTGCAGCCAAGCGTCACGCCCACCCTTGTAAGCGTCGGCAAGCGCGACGTCAGTGTCGAAACTGCCGTCGATCAGCTTCATGGTTACGGTGACAAGCGTATCCTGTGATGCCGTTTTCGCAAGCCCTGCCAGCGGCGCACGGAAGCCTGCGCTGGAAGCCGTGGTCTGTTTGAGGTACTTGTGAAGCGTCCCGTTGCTCGCCAGTTGCGTGTGAATGATCTGCAACAGCGGCGCACGGTCAAGAAGGTCGCTAACGTTCAGGTCTGCGAGGTTCTTGTCGTTGAATTGAATCAGCCCGTTAAGGGTGTTATATGCTTCAGCCATTTTCTCTGCTCCTTATTTCCCCGTTTTGAAGAGGGATTGTTTTTCGGTTTTCGGCGCGGCTTTGACAGGAGCGGGTGTGCCGCAACTGTTTCCGGCCAGTTTCTCGACCTGCGCCCGCAGATCGGCGTTTTCTTTTTTCAGTTTCCCAGCCGCAAGTTTCAACGCCTCGACATATCCCCCGCCGTCTGCCACTGTCTGCGCGGCAACCTCCGCGCCAAACTCTTTGACAATCTGCAAGAACTCGTCTCGGCTCAACTCGACAACAGACTTCTCTTCCTCACCCTCTGGCGTCACCGTTTCAACGACCGGAGCAGTAAGCTCTGCAGTCTCTGCGGGCGTATCTTCAACGGGCTTCACTTCTTCCCCGACGACGGCTTCAACAGCCGTCAGATTTTCGGCAACGGTCTCTTCCTTGACCTCTGCCGCAACGTCTACAGATGTGCTCATTTCATTCTCCTCTTTTGCGGTTAGCGGTTGCGGTTTAATCACCGTCGCCGCGAATTTCTGGCTTTCAGAACCGGACAGCACCATGCTTTCCGTGTTCGCGTCCGCGCCATACGGACAAATCGCAACTCCGCGTAATGGCCATTCGCGTATAATCACGCCGGGCCCGTCAAACGCATATCCGTTTACCTGCGCAACAAAACCTTCAGGCACTTCTTCTACCTTGATTCCGTCTCCGCCAAAATTGATTGATGCCTCATACGGTACGCCTTCTCGGTTCTTGTGTATGATCTCGGTTGCGCGGTCGGTGTCCTTGAACGGAACCAATGCGCCGGAAACAACAAGGTCGCCTGATTGAGAATCAAAGCGGTTCAGGTAGCCTATAACTTCCTTGTCGTCATGGGCATAGTCCACGGGCAAGCGGGATTTATGCAAACGCATTCCGGCGAGATCATGCACGACGCGGCCCCAGAACCAATGCTCGATCGGCTTACCGCTTCTGGCAGTGAGTTTGATCGGTGCCGTTTTCGATTTTTCGCCGTTGTCTCCAATGACAAATTCACATTCACTGAACCGGCAAGCCTGCGCAGGGATGCTGTTAAAATTGCGTTCATTCATTTTCTTCCCCTTTTTCGTCAGCCGCGTTTTCGTCTGATTTTGCAACCTCATCTTGAACGATCTCTTCAATGCTCCGCGCCCCCGATTTGCCCATCAAAAGGGGTACGCCTTTTAGCCGTGCGTATTCGATAACTTGCGCCTGCTTGTCGATATTGTCGAACACGTCTTGACCGCGCCTCCGCGCCGCGTCGATTGAATTGTCCAGCCCGATGTCGATAGAAAGCTGGTCGCCTTGCACCTGCTTATATTTGTCCAACCACGGCGAGCCAGAAGGAATCCACTCGACAGCCTCTTGCACGTCACGCAACCGCATCTTGTTTGCCTCTGCTACTTTGCGCAACGGCCATGTTGACCCCTCGTCATTCCAGATGGTTTGCAGCACCCAGTCGGAGTAACTCTGGCGAACATAGCGGTTCTTTGTGCGCTTGTAATCACTACTGACCTCATACTCGTTTAAGTCTGCAATGCGTGCAGAAAATGAAGAACGCCTTGAATCAAAACATGTAATCGGGATGTCAAGTGCAAGCATGCCGATTTGAATAAACAAATAAGACCCCTCGACAAACTCGCCTGACGGAGTGCGGCTTTCGAGTAGCTCGATTTTTTCGCCGGGGTTCAGATCAACTATGTTTATCGAACGCGGGTTCAAATCAAATGTACTTCCGTCGTCCGTAGCTGTCGCCGCTGCTGTCTCTGCTGTAGCACCTGCCGCGCCGCCAAAGTCTCCATCCGTGCCAACCGCATCGCGCATGACGGCAACTCCGAAAAGTGCGTGCATCTTGGCTTTAATGAGATTGAACTCGAAAGCCTCATGTATATCTTGCACCGTGTTGATTGCTGTTGACAACGGAGAAACGCCACGGAATTGTGAAGATAGCCGCGTCCAGTACGCATCAAAAATAACATTATCAGCAGGCTCCATGTGGTGGAACTTAGGCCGCCCCATAGTTTGCCTTTGACATATCGCGTATTGATCGACACGCCCCCATTCGTCTACCAGCAGACCGGAGTCGTTTACTTCTTTCGGACAACCATCACCATTCGCTATCAAGTCACTCTCAATCGCCTGCATTTTCAGGAACGGCAGTTTGATAAAAGCCGCGTCGCCTGCTAAAACTTTCTCCATCTCGAACAGCCGGAAAAGCTCGTCACGTCCAAACCTCCGCCCGAAGTCCAGATTACCAGGCCTGCCGTGCCATCGGAAAATGCTATTGACCAGACGGTCAAGTCCCGGCTTGCCCGTGCGGAATGAAAAATGGAATTTGCTAACGTAATCAAGATGCTTGCGCACCATCCACGCAACAAGCGCATGATTGCGGGCTTGTTCTTGCGCCGTAGCAATCAGCCGCTCGCGGTTGTATTTTTTCAAGACTTCCGACTCGTGACGGACGCGGCGCATAGGTGCCTGTCGCCGTGATTTGTCCTCAATGGCGTTATACCCGAAATGGAATCGGCCTAGTTTCATCCGTACCCCATTGAATTAAACCCGAAGGCTCTCACTGTGGGGCGGGTGGCGCGTGCCGTCTCTTTTTTCAGCCGGTCTCGCAAATCGATCAGCGTTTGCAGGCTGGCGCGAGTGTATGCCATGCCGTCAACGGAAACGCTTTGTTTTCCGGTTAGCAAACTTTCAATCGCGGTTTCAACTGTTGCTACGGTCAACGCCATAATTGCCCCTTTGCTGGCATTATTGGTGCGTGACCGCGATATGTCAATACAGTGAAATGCTATATTTTACAGATTATATAAATCTTGCATTTATGCGCGTTTGGACGGAAAAGGCTTGCCGCATTTACCGCACATCCTCCTGCGCATCCCGTTCGGAAACACGTTTGTTACATGATGACCGAACCGCTCTCCGCAGTGCGGACATGGTATACCGGGGTCAATCACCAGAGGCGCAATGACATAAGAGCGTTTGCTTTTTTGCGCCGTCGTTTTTTTCGTCTTAGATCGTGACATGTCTAGTTCTCCTTTTCATTACCGTCTTTTTAACCGCCAAATTAACGCCGCCCGAACTG